GTTGACCTATTTACATCAGCACTGGCACCCAACCAAGTCTCAGACCTGCCAGCACCCAACGCTACAACCTTGCGAGTTTCAGTAGCCAACTCCGTGGCATTGGCGGCATTGAGTGATGGTGAAATGGCAGTCCATTTTTCCGCTTCATTGTGGACGCGAACTGTGCCGGGTTTAGGTGGGTTGGCTAATATATCGTCACGTTTCGCTAATATCTCAGCAGGCTTAGCTCCGGATATCTCAACATCATAGATAAAAGCCCCTTGCAATGCGTTATTGCGAAGACAATCGAATAATGTCCTATCGTGCGCGTCCGCCAAGTCTAAAATAGGCTCAAGCGGTGTCCTGCCCCTATTGGAAATCAAATGACATTGCCGGAAATAGAAGCAATCTCCAGTTCGGAATCCATAGGCTTTCTTTACCTGCAGATTCCCCAAAGAATCATCACCGATTCCAACCTCAGATTCCGGGTCAATCTGATATCTAATAACCTTATAAATTTTGCCCTCGATATCACCTTTCCGCTTCATCTTGATTGTGTCGATAAATCGGATATCGTCCTGGACGGTTTTAATTTCTTCGATATCCCGAGGATCACAATATTTGATTCTGACTTTACCATCCTGCGGATTAACCACAACAGGTAATAACAATTCACCGTCTAAAACATGCATCCTGATCAACTCAGTTGCAAATGTGGTCATCTGGTTATATGGATCTTTCCAGAATCTGTCAATTATTAATTGCAAATCGGCATGAGCAGTATCTTCGGCTTTCGGTTGTGCGTTTGACAGGAAATCGGTATAAATCTCTACCAACCTGCGAATCAGAGGATTTTTCCAGTATAGATAGTGAGTCAGCCTAACCATCTGCTCTTGAGCCATAGGAGTAAGGGATTCTGGGCTGGCTTGGGATATGCGTCGATATGCCGGGTCATCTTCAACGCGCTTAAGCTCAGCCTCGCGTACTCTGGATGCCCATTCGCGGTTATTCTCATCTATGATTGGCCGTGCCAATGTTTCGATTATATTTTGAGTGAGTCCCATTATTATTTAACCTTTTTGGATGTTTGTCTTAGTTTTTCTAAGTGTCTTTTCAAAAGAATGGATTGCACGCTAAGTGGTATAGGCTTAAGCGGCTTAGGCGGTTCGCCTTGTTTCAAATTTTTTGGCACTGGATTGTGAACAACCATAATTAACCCCATATCAAATTGCGATCAGCGCCGTAAGCATCCCAGGTGTCCGGGACGGATGCGGAAGCGCCTGCAGCCTCAACATAACTATCTTCAAATGCCATTGAAAGCGCATCGGCTTTTCCTGGGGATGGTAGCCCGCGCTTCTTCATATCCTCTTTTGGCTCTAAAACTATTAAGCCCTTAGAGTTCAACCTATAACGCCGTGTGGTCAACTCCCCGGCCAAATCATCATCATCCGGGATCTCCAATTCCCCGATCTGCATCAAATCTCTGATATTGCCCCACATTACGCCCGTTGCATTCGCATAGTGCTTATCGCCTGGGCCGCCAAAGTTGGATGGTATTGTCTGACAATCTTTGATCAGATCGCAATCTTCCCGGAGATTGTCAGTAACGCCGCCGCCTACCCCAGTATCATCCACCCTGCAGGCTTCAGCGTTGTATTGATTGATAAGCTGTATTGCACGCCCCGAAGTCGTAGTAGTTGACCAACCGCGATGAGCTTCCAAGTGAATAGCCCGTATACCCTGCCGCAAACAAAAAACAGTCTCATCATCACCGTATCGAGCAACGTCCACACCCAGTTCAATAGGTCCGGATAACTCCCTTTCCATATTCTGCTGGAATCGCAGGATAGCAGCTTCCACAAGAGGCAATGAGATAAAAGTATCATTCTCAGCTTCCGGGAACTCTCCAAGAACACGGACCCGGTAAATATCGGTATCCTTGCCCCACTTGGCGGCCATTTGCTCGCAATATTCTTTTGTTACCCTCGGTGATGTTTCCGAATTAACGTGTATACAGTGCCAGGACTTACGATTCTTATGGAATGCATTATAGAAATAACCAGCGCGCTGTGTAGGGTTCCCGGCCATACATATTTGACTGTTTTTAGTTGTCTGAGCCCCGTCTACAACCTCAAATATATTATCTGCAACCCCAGAAGCCTCATCGACAACATAAATCAATTTCGGAGCGTGGAAGCCTGCCAGGTTTTCAGGTTTTCGGCTCGATCTGGCTACCGCAAACCAGGATTCTTCAAATCCTTTGACCGATAATGATGTTGCAGTCCAGGTTAGAAAATCTCGTAATAATGACCGATTCAACCAATATGCAATTTCAGCCCAAAGAAGATCCCGCAATTGATGCTGGGTTGGCGCTGTGCAAGGAAGTTTAGCATAAGCATTACATACAACGCCGTGGATCGTTACCCAAGCCAAGAATGCAGTTTTACCAACTCCGTGACCAGACCGTATGGCCACGTTCTCGCCAGCATCCAAAGCGCTTAATGCTTCAGCCTGCCATGGATCGGGGTTAATTTTAAAGAAATGTTGGACGAAACCAATTCGATTACGAGTATAGCTATTTAGGATTTTTGCTATGCTTTTAGGTGTTATCTCCATTGGTTTCATCGCCTACTGCCTGCAGGCTGGCTAATTCCTTGAATACGTTCGTGATCTCCACAGAGCCAGAGAGCTTGATGTCCGTAGGAGCGGCTAACCCGAGATGCTTAGCTAGTGCATCCAATGCAGCTAATTTGGAGTGCAATTTAATATTGATTCCATTTTTTGTTTTACTGACTGACTCGACAGCTGCAGTTTTATTCCGGTCCAATATTTCAGAATCTTCAAGAATTACCGATTCACCATTCCAATGTGCAAAATCGCTCATATTGGCGAAAGCTATCTTTGCATATTCATTCAAAACTGCATCGGCTGTGATCTCAGTGCGCTTTGACCTTTCGGCCTGAGCTTTCTGAATATCATCCTGAATAGCCGGGTTAGCCAGAAAACGAGCAGCCTGCTCATTGGCTGTCCTGGGTGAGTATCCAGCCCTAATAGCCGCCTGCGTTCCATTAAGATCAATTAGATATTCGTCCACAAAGCGACGCTGTTTTGATGTGCACATAATTATTAACTCACCGTGATGGCCGTTAAACTCCCTTGGAATTGAGGATGTTGGATAGCAATATAATATGTTCCTGCAACCAAGTAAAATGTAAACGCCCCTAAATCATCCGTGAATGTGGATGCTATGATCGATTGGCCAAGCGAATCTGAACAGCAGTGAACTTCCACACACGGAAGTGGAGTGCCGGTTGGATATTCGATAGTATTTGTGTAAACAATAGTTCCACCGCCGCCGACTCCAGCTATAACACCATCGATAATTTCGGTTACAGTTTCCTGTGATATGGTGGCCTCAGCCGACGCATCAACCTTACCGAGACCGGTAAATACGAATTGATCTGTAGTATCGCTTATCCCGTCAAGTTTATCATCGATTGAATCAGTAGCCGCCGCTCCCGCCGATGGAGCTAATTTCAAAGCATCCCTGGTTTCCTGTGCTGTCAAAGATCCACCGGATGTAAGCGTTCGTGTTGCATACTCCCAGATATCTGCAATGAGAGTGCCAAATGTTGTCAATGATCTGGAAGCATATTCCCATACCTGCTGAGCTGTTAATTTTGACACAGTTGCATCTTTGGCAACAGTTGAATCGAGAGCTAAACCATGCCCGGCCTGGAGGGTCATTGCACTTCCGACTGCTGCCGGGCTTGCTGGTATCAAATCAGTCTTAGCCTTGATAGCATCAATAAGCGCGTCTATAGCCGCTAATGTCTCAGTTGACCATCCTACCCCTTTAATAGCTGTAAGTGTAGCCTCAAGCGCAATAACACCGGTCAAATAACCAGCTTTAGCATCCGTCCATATTGCGTTGCTGAGTGCGGTCGCGGCTTTAGCAACAGTGCTATCAAGAGCCACACTGCCTGTCAAGTAACCTGCTTTAGCCGTCAACCAATTAGCCTCTGGGAACAAATACATCACACGCGGCAACAGTCCGACCCCGGTGATCTTCACTATAGTGCAGGTTGTGTTCATTTCATCCGCAGTCAGTGTCAATTTAAATGTATGTGTCGATTGTATCCGGGTTGCACTATTGGTCGATACTGCGTAATTCCCGCCGTCTAACGACCTCTCCACAGTTGGTGCAGTAGTAGTATCAGCAACACCCGCAGTAGAAACGCAATCGAAATATATGTCAAACTGAACATTTTTATCCATTATTAATTACCTGATTGCTCCTGCGAATGGTGATCCCATAACTGCCTGATTAAGTTGAGTGAGCCAGGCTGCGCTACCTGTCGCAGGCGGTGCCGTGAACGTCCAGCCTGTATTTGTCGAGTTATCTGCGGTTGAATTAGCCCCTGCGTAAAATGGTGCAGTTGAACCCGCAGCCTTACACTCTGTAATGTCCAGATAGTCGGTATCAACGCGTGTTGTATTATTGGTTAATGTCCATCGCTCTGCATCGGTTGTGCCGTTTCCAGTTCCAGTTAAGGTGAACTTATCTGTTCCAGAAATCGGCTTGAAGAAGTCGTCACCCGTCATCGTATAGTTTGTGTTTTTGGTGAAGTTGATCGTCTTGGTTCCTGCTCCTGAACGCTTCATATCGTGGAATGTGAACGCACCGGAGAATGTTAAGACTCCACTGCCTGGGGTGATGATTATGTCGTTGTAGGTTTGGGTACCACCATAAAAAGTATGCGCCGTTGCGCCGGTGTAAGATTCGGTAATAGTAGAATTAGTAGCTGTTAAATTAGTGCTCTTCATGTCCCAAAAACCTGCAGTCCAACCACCCGACAAATATATATTTGCATCAGATATATCAATGGTTGTTCCAGCAGATGTCCAGAAGTTAGAGATGGTCATTGTGTAATGGCAGATAAAGCCACCGTAACGAACTTGAATATTTGTTCCGCTACTTATAGCATCATTAACGGTTAGTGTTGCACCATAACAATCTGAATACACTATATTTGTAAAACTGTTTCCTGCAGTTGTCCACGAACAGTTAGACCTACTAGCAAAGGTTAATGTTTTATTGCAACTGAACGTCATATATGTGCTCGAAACCAGTGTTAACGACCCGTAAACAGATACGTTCTGATTAGTCAACGCCAGTGTCGGTTTATTCGCAGCAGTCGTATTCGTAACGGTAATGTCTTTTCCTAATCTCGGCATATCAGCAGTCAACGTCCGGCTTGCTGCGCCTGGGTCTGGAATAATAACATTATCCTGCGGAAGGGGTATCCGTGATGTCCACAGTGTATAGTCTTTCCAGTATCCTGTTGCACCTGACCAAGTTTGATCTGCTGCAGTGGTGAACGTGATGCCAGTATTGCCACCGCAATCACCAGCACTCTTAGCGTTAGTCTGGAAATCCCTCTCATTTGCAGCTCCTCCACTCATTGTGATGTCTTGCAGGTCTACGTAGTTTGAAACACTTGCCATTGTTGCAGAGGCACCTAATGTTATTGTGCGTGCTGTGCCGATTGCATTGCTTTGAACTAACAGACGGTTGATTGCAGAGTTGCCGTTGATATTGAGAGCAGTATTGATTGTGATATTTAGTATATTATATGTGCACGTTTGGCTTGCGTCTGCTGTCAAGTTTAGAGTATTTACTGTAATCTGGCTGTAGAACGTGTGACTACCTGACCCGGTAAATGAGATTTTATTGTAAAGTTTATTCCCTGTTGTAATTGTTGCTGCAGACCCTGACAATATGATTTCGTATGTTCCATCAGTTACTGTCAGGTTTGTTGTAGTGTCAGTCCGCCATCCATAATTACTGGCTTTGGTGCATGTGATTATGGATGATCCGAATGTTAATGTTCTAGTTCCTGTCCCTGTAGAATAAAAATCTACACAAGATATATTGTAGTTGTTTGTTAAAAATACTCCCGTAGTTATTGTGATTCGTCCTGCTGTCAAAGTTAACGCATCCTGCAAACTAACAGTTCCTGCACCATTTTGCGTCAACCCAGTGCAGCTCCCAAGTTTACCTGCAGATGTCAGGCTCAGCGTTCGCGTAGTAGCAGGGTTCAGTAGAAGTTGACCAGACCAAGTGTGAGTCCCACCCGCAAATTTACAGACGGCATCAGCAGCATTGTCTATGCGAATATTGCCGGTTGAACTAAGTATGCCTGTGTAGCCTGTCATATCCCAGGCTTCAAGGATTGCTGTGGCCTCATTCATCGCACAGTTAACAGACCCACTGAACGCAACAGATTCACCGGCACTTGGTTTATGTCCCAAGTCCCAGTTAGCTGCTGTGTTATAATTGGTGTCTGTCGCACCTGTCCAGGTATTAACAGCCATTATCCGCGCACTTCCTCAATAGGTTCTTCAATCATTTTCTCTTCCACCTGCAACGCTTCAGCAACCGCAATAGCTTCAACTCGCATACTTTTAAGGTTGACCAATTCTGGTATTTGAGATTGATACACCTCAATCATCTGTGCCATTTGGTCAATACGTTCCTGTATCTCCTCTGGTGTGGGTTCTGGCATAACGGGGGGATTCTTAATATTATCAACCCAACGCCCAATCCTGCCCTCAAACTCAGCAGTCAACTCTTTTACGTCTACTGGTTGACCCTCTGGAGTATATGCAGCATCCCGATACTCGCCTACCTCAGTCTGGGCTATGCAGATAATTTGCGTGTTATGTATTAGTTGGATTTCAATACCCATCGGTTATTCTCCATCCCTTGCAGGCATATTCTCCACAATTACACTTGATGATTCGACGGTGCTCGCGCTTGAGCACTGCAGGCAATTCGGCTTCAGTGCATTTATACAGCTTTGCTGCATTGGTTATTAGGAGTTGTTTTGCTTCAGGGATTGGAGTCGGCATAATTGCACCTGGTGGGTAATTACTAACAATTGCTAACATTTGAGATAATAAAAAGTGGTCCCGATCATATCCAACCGGGACCGACAGGAGAAAGGAGATTGATTGTGAAGTGAGTGAGTTAGTGGCTAAAATAATTTAAACCACATATTATAAGACCTCGAAAACGGCAAACGTCCAACTTTTTCCCGAAAATATTTTATTTATTTTTTCGCTGAGCTCGTTTGCTTTTCAATTCCCGCTTAAGGTCCTTGTAATTCGGGTCTCTCTTGAAAGTCGGAAAGCCAGCCTTAGCCCACTCTATCATTTCCCTGAACATCGAATACCAGTTACTCTGGACGCACTTTTGCATATTCGTGACATCTTCCCAAATGCCTAAATTCCTGCAGTTCAATATTTGCACTCTAGCCTTCTGGATTCGATAATGACAAGTGCTTTTAGGCATATTGAATGCTACTGCAATTTGAGCATAACTGGCCTTTTTTGCCCTCATACACACCATCTCAAAATCTTGAGTGTCAATGTGTTGTCGATTGGCAGCATCCTTGATATCACCGCGTATAGTCTCAACTAAAGTGTCATCCACAGCAGTTGAATCCTCAGAGTAGATATCTTGTATGTATTTCAATACAACCTCCCTGGAGGTTAACCTGGTGCGCATTTCACGGGCTTTCCTGGCTAATTGTTTATCGGTATAAATGCCCTCGCAATCCTCGATGATTTCGTTTACGAACTCCTCACATTCTTGGTCTGTCATTTTGATTTCTTCTGAATCACTAATAATCATTGACACTCATCTCACCCCCGCGGTATAGTATGCTTAGTTGTATTACACACTACCCGTAGGGTTTGGGGCTTGCCCTGATTGGCTAGATCAGGGCACTTACTCAAAAATTAGCTCTCTCAAATCCCAAACGAAAACCTCCAATACCTGCGAACAGCTCAGCAAA